TTTATATTCCGTGAATGTTCTTCATCGGATACACCGGGTGAAACTGTGAATGTGGATGGTAAAAAGTATGAGTTGATAAAACACAAAATTGATACCTTTGTTGTTGAACATACTCAAGTAAAATATAAAAGAGGACAGGATATCTACCACGAAACAATTGTGGAAAAAGAAAAAAGAGTAGAAGTGCCTGTTTATATTAAAGCTGATAGTGAAAGAATTATCAGAGAGTATCACTCAAAGGTGTTGTACAAAGATAAGTTAGTATTAGATAATGATTTAGGAACAATTGAATTAACTGATACTATATCTATGAATAAAATTATTGGTAGAAAGTGGAACGCTCAAATAAAAGAAAGAACCATAACTGATACCAAAATAGTAAAGGAGTTACCAAAAAATCAAGTCTACGTTGGAGCACAAACTATAATTGGAAATTCAAATGTAATGGCCGGTCCACAAATTACATTGAAAACCAAAAAAGATAATATGTATGGTGCCGGAATGTTGATTGATGGTAATGGAAACAAATACTTAGGAGTTTCAGTTGGTTGGAAAATTAGACTTAAAAAATAAAATGCTCAACGAGTGTATCATTGTATCTAAAGAAGTTGGTGATAAATTTATCTTAGCAAAGAATAGAGATAGAGCTTACAAACCAAAATTAGAAATTATTCACACTATCATAAATGATGTGGAAGTTGCATACATTCACGATATGATTACCGATTGGAGTGAGGGAATGAACGAGTTTGGAATTGGTATTGTGAATTCAGCTCTAATGGTAGGGCACGATGAGGTAGAGGCAAAGTTGGTAAAGAAGAGTGGTAAACCATCCAAAGATGGAAAGAAAATTAGAACTGCACTTTCACAAAAAACTTTAAGAGAAGCAATCAAAGCAGCAGTATTAACCGATGGTGGTGTTAATGGACATACGTTTGTTTCATCTCCAAAGTATATGGTTAGTATTGAAAAGACATCAAAACACAAACCTAATATTATTTTACACAATATGGAAAATCCAGTTGTTCGTACAAATCACGGACATATGTTTACTGATGCTGGATACACACATGGACAAAAATACTTATCATCTAAAATGAGAAAGATATCAGCTGAAAAATCAGTTGATAAAGTTGAAGATTGGAAAGAGATTGCAAATGCAATGAGAAAAGAATTCTTTCCAAAACAATCTCAACTTAATATGGCACGAAAATCCAAAGAGATGTTCACATCATCTCAAACTGTACTTAACCTTACTGATAGAATATTACAAATAGAATATTTTACTGATAACGTCCAAGAGTTTGTTGGTATAACTAATAAGTTACCAAAGGACTACAAAGCTAAAATCAGTATCGTAGTAAAACCAATTCAATCCTAACTTTTTATAGTTTAGATATTTATATACAAGCAATATATAAATAAAATTACTATGTCAACCGATTTCGAATTATTCAAAGGTAAAACATTAGGTTCACTTTTTGAGGACATCTATAATAACCAAACACAAAAGAAAGCAAAAATATCCGAACTAATCATTGAACTAAAAAAGATGGTTAGGCACGCTGGCGATATGGCTGTTATAGGTCCTTTGATTAGAGATTTAATAGATACATCCGTAAAGAATGATGACCAATTAGTTAAGTTAGCAAACCTTGCTCAAAAACTAATAGTATCGGAAAAGAAATCGGAAGGAGACGATGGATTCCTTTCAGCATTTGAAAAAGAACAATTACTAAAAGATATTGAAGATACTCAATTAGAATTAGAAAGAGTTGATGAATTGGAAAACGAAATAGAGGAGCTTAAATTAAAAGTAAAGTAAAATGGCTAAAGACAGAATAGATACGCTTGCAAATTTAGACCCAGAATTATTAAAAAAAGGTGTTGATTTAGTCAGTATTGGATATGTTCATGATGTGATTTTAGATGAAACGCATCCAAAAGCTGAAGGCAATTCAGCATATATTGGAGCTATTTTATATAAAACCAGAGATATGATTGTTACGGAAAAAACTCAATTACCTGCAGTATTTCCTCTTGATAGAAATATAAAAAATTTACCTGTAAGAAATGAAAAAGTTCAAATACATCATTTTGGAGGGGTTATGTATTATACTTTAATAGAAAATTCACCAAATCCATCCGTAACAGCAAATGAAACACAAATAACATCGGCAATTGGTGGTGGTTCTGATGCAAATCAACCACCACCAAAAATTGATAAAAATGTAGCAGAACATAAAACTCCAACAACAAATGTAGATATTTCCACAAAGTTAGATGGGTATGGTGTATATTATAAAGGTCAAACGGGAATTCATAATTTAAAAATGCATGAAGGTGATAATTTAATTCAAAGTAGATTTGGACAATCAATTCGTTTTAGTGGTTACAACAATCCAAATCGTGCATTTTCACCAACAATTATTATCAGAAATAAAGAAACTTCATTAAATCAACAAAATGGAGAAAATTCTTCTGTTGAAGAAGATGTAAATAGAGATGGAAGTACAATAGCTATGACATCTGGCGAATATCAATTACCATTTCAACCAGGTACTTTGGATGATAAAGGAAATAGTGATTGGAGTAAAACAGCAGCACCATTGAGTTGGGTTGATGCTAACAATAAATCAACGTTTCCATCAAAGTTAATAGGTGACCAAATATTAATAAATTCTGGAAGAATTATAATATCATCAAAAACAGCTGAAATGATTTTTTATTCCAAAAAAGATTACGGATTTATATCGGAAGGTACTATGCATATTGATAATAATGGTGGTCTTAATGTAAATGTTGGTAACAAAATCAATATAATATCAAACGGAAACGATGTAAATTTTTATACGGAGAATGGACGTATAAACTTAGGTAATACAAATTTAGAACCATTGGTTATGGGAAATAAATTAGTAAATATTTTAAACGATTTGATAAATTTAATTATTGAACAACAATATTTAACACCATCTGGTCCAAGTGCAGAAGGGCCTGTTAATAAACCTCAATTTAAATCATTAGCATCTAAATTACAAACTATATTAAGTGGATTAAATAAAACATCATAATATGTCTTGGGAAATTTTTAAACAAACAATATTAAGAGTTGCCAACAATCCTGAAAGTATATCTGATAGAAATACTGTTGCTAAATTGTATGCAAAAGCATATGATGATGCTATAAAAACAGGTGGAGATACAAATAACAAAACTCGTTTAATTGAAGGCAATGTTGAGTTAATGAGACAGGGTTTTTTAGCTGCACTAGAAAAGGGTGTTACAACACATGGCCCTTATGATTTAGTTGCTCAAATGGGAGATGGTGTTAAGGCATATTGGACAAATGCTACAATGGATAAGTACCCAGTTCCAACCGATTTACCAGAAGGTGCAGTGGCCAACATAAACATTGCAGAAAATAAGATAACTGATGTAGGTAATTGGTTAAAACCACTATCAACACCATCCGCACCAAAGCCAGTAAATACACTACCTACTGTACCAAAACAAAACCTAAAACCTTCCGATGATTATAATTTAAGAAAAATGTTGGATGATGCTGGTTATGCGGCCATAAAAAAATATGAAGATGATGATGGTTGTGTTTCTTTAATAAGTGGTAAAACTGGATTGCAACTTACGGATTATAAAAAAATTGGATGTGGTGGATATAAACCTGGACAAGATGCTCAAGAAGCAATTATAAAAGAAAGAGTAAAAAATGTATTAGGATTTGATGTTTGGGCTAAAATACCACCCATATTTAGAATGCAAATATACTCATTTATGTATAATGCCGATTCTTCACCTGATACTGGAACTGGGTCTGGTGATAAATTCAGATGGATTGCTGGTTTATTGCAAGCTGCAAAAAATGAAACATCGCAATATAGAGCAAGTGTTAGAACGAATCAAATAATAAGAGATTTTGAAATACCTTATTTGAAAACATTAACAACGGTTGATTTTCAAAAAATATATCCAAATTTTCTTAAAGTATTGGATGAAATGTATCAAGCTATTAGTAATGCTGAGTTACAATCGGCAGTAACAAAAACAAAAAATTCTGAAAAAGCATCTGCTACAAGATTAGCTTCTGCATACAATCTTACTTGGAAAGATAGACCTTTTAAAATTCAAACATATTACGAGTCTACTATTTTTGCAAAAAAAGATAAATCACCACAAGAAGCTGAACAAAAGGTTGAACCATCAAAGCAAACAACAGAAGAACCAACATCAGATATTCCATTAAAATCAGGTCCCATTCAACCAACAAATAATACGGCACTAATTGTTGATTATTTTATTAAAACAGCAATAGACCACTTAGATACAATAAAGGGAATTATTATCACTCAATCAAATTACGGAGTGATTAACGGCTTTGGTAAAATAAATTGGACTGGGTATCTTGTTAAAGGAACATCTAAAAAGATAGAAATTTTTATTGCAGATGATTTTTCAGATAAACTAAGTGAATTTTTAAAAGCAGAAGGTATTGTAGAAACAGAAGAAATAGTAGATGAAAATTCAGATGAAAAAGGAGGTGATGTCGTAACCTACACAAAATATAAAGGGGGAAGTAAACAACAAAAAAATGCAATGGCAAATGCACTATTAAATGTACATAAAATCGGTACATATACAGATTATAAAGATTGGAAACAACCAAAGGGTAAAAATAATTTTTCAGTAGGATTTGATGTGGGACTTTGTGCTCAATGGACATTTAATATAGCTAAAAATTATGTTTTTTATCTTAATGGGTTTGGTTCAAAATCAGATGGTCCTGCTTATAGAGCAGGTGCTAACGCAAATGAATTTGGATATTGGGCTTCATTAAAATTTTTAGGTTATAGATTGGATATTGATACTACGTTTGAATCCAAAGCACCTTTAGTAGCAGTATTATCAGATGCTGAAAAATTTAATATAGGTGATGTTGCTGTATATTTTGGAACGGATGGTATAGAATTACCAGGTCATACACAAATATTTACAGGTGGATATGGTAGCGATTATCCTAAAGCCGGATATGGTACAGCAGCACCCAAACGTCCCAATAAAAAATATTTAGAAAAGGGAGGGTGGGATACTGTTTCAAATTGGGAAACTGATGCTTACAACAACTATGGGAGTTCAATGGTTTATAGAAGTAAATCCAGTTCATCAAAAACTTGGAGATTATTGATATTTAGAGCACCATCCAAATAAATCCCAAAAATAAACAATTTAAATATTTATATTAACAACAACGAAAGATAATCAAATGAATACGGATAAATTATTAAAAGCTATTCAGATTCTTATCAAAGAGGAGTTAAAACAACAACTCCCTGCTTTGATTAAAGAAGGAGTGAAAGCGGAAATGAAAAAGGTTTTAGCGGAAGGAAATACTAAACTACAACCTAAAAAAGAAAGTGAAGGTTTTTCAATGGCTAAAGCTATATTGGGAGATGATACTATTAAAGAATCGGTTGAAACTAAAGTAGTAACAAACAAACAATTTAGTAAAAACCCAATGATTAACCAAATTCTAAATGAAACTGCAATGGCTCCTGTGAGTAATGATGGTGGTTTTAGAACAATGAATTTTGGACAGGGTGATATGGGTTCTGTTGTAGGTAGAACTGCAGTAGCTGAAAAAATGGGATATGGTGATTTGGCAAGAGGACCTCAACCAAGTGGATTGGGTGTACAAACTGGAGTACCTGAATTGGATAAAGCATTGAATAGAGATTATTCGGAATTAGTAAAACGATTTAATAAAAAATAATGGCAATAATATTAAGTCAAAAGTTAGTTAGTGATACTAAAGATTATAATGATTATGCGGTTGGTATAACACTACCAATACAAATTGGTAATACTGCATTTAATCAATCATTTAGTATAGCTGAACAAGCTAAATCTAATATTAAAAACCTTTTATTAACAAAAAAATATGAAAGAGTTATGCAACCGCAATTGGGAAGTGGATTGCAAGAGCTTTTATTTCAATTCAATAATGATGATATGGCAGGTGATATTGAAGATACAATAGTAAATGCGTTATCATTATGGCTTCCATATATAACAGTTGATACTATATTAATTGAACAATCAAATGAATTAAAAGATATGAATTCATTAAATGTTTCTGTAAAATTTAAAATATTAAACAATCCATCTCTTGAGGTAGTAACGTTTAAAGTAACAGCATAATTATATGGCAATAACTACAACAAATAGAAATTTTAAAAATAAGGGAAAAGATATAAAATATCTTGGTAAAGATTTTACTAGCTTTAGAAGTAATTTAATAGAATTTGCTAAAACATATTTTCCTAAATCATATTCTGATTTTAATGAAACTTCACCCGGTATGATGTTTATTGAAATGGCATCATATGTTGGTGATGTTCTTTCATATTATGTAGATGATACTTTTAAAGAATCTTTAATGCCATATGCTGAAGATATTCAAAGTGTAATTGCATTATCTCAATTCTTAGGATATAATCCTAAAGTAACATCTCCAGCAATAACAAATATTTCTATTTATCAACTAGTTCCATCAATTGGTAGCGGAACATCAAATAAACCAGATTCTAAATATTATTTAAGAGTAAAAGAAGGTATGGTTATAGAATCTACAAATAATGTTCAATTTAGAACTACTAGTTTGTTAGATTTTTCAGATTCTAATGGTAGAGAAATAACTGTATATCAACGAGATTCTAATACAGGAGAACCTACATTTTATTTAATAAAAAAATACGTTCAGGTAATATCAGCTATACAAAAAGAAGAAACTTTTACATTTGGCACATATCAACCATTTCAAAAAATTGATTTAATTGATACTAATATTATACAAATATATGATGTTAGAGATTCAAATGGAAACAAGTATTATGAAGTTCCGTATTTAGGTCAAGAAATGGTTTTTGTAGATGAACCAAACGATGAAATAAATGATTCCGAATTGGTACAATTCAAAGATACAGTACCATATGTGTTAAAAACTATAAAAACACCAAGACGATTTGTAGCAAAAGTAAATCAAAATAGTACAACTACATTACAATTTGGAGCAGGAGACCCATCAGCATCCGATGAACAATTGATTCCAAATTTAAAAAATGTTGGATTGGGATTACCAAATTCTATTAGTAGATTGGAAGAATCATTTGACCCAACGAATTTTTTAAAAACAAAAACATATGGTACATCTCCATCAAATACTACAATTAGTGTAAAATATTATGTAGGTGGGGGAGTTGAATCAAATGTACCAAAAGGTTCTTTAACAAAAATAGCATCAGTCGAATATGATGAAAACTTTGCATTGTTTACAAACCAACAAATACCTGTTTATAATTCAATTAAAAAATCATTACTTGTTGATAATGAAAACCCAGCAACGGGTGGTAGGGGTGGTGAAACGATAGAAGAAATTAGACAAAATGCTTTAGCAAATTTTGGAGCACAAAATAGAGCAGTAACTGCAAAAGATTATCAAGTTAGAGCATTATCATTACCATCGAAATATGGTGGTATAGCAAAAGTATATGCAACTGCAGATGGTACTTTGGATAATAACTCACCATCATCTATATTAGCATCTCCAAATCATTTGCAAGAATTTGCAGATTTAGTTATGAGTTTTGTAAAAAAACCTGATATACAAGAACCAACAATAGCAAGTGTTAAAGAAGAGCTTACTAAATATTTAATTGGAAAAGATTCAAATTTAAAAGAAAAAAATAATCCGTTTGCAATTAATCTATATCTATTGGGATATAACTCAAATAATCAATTAACAAACCTTAATAGGGCAGTTAAAGAGAATTTAAAAACATATTTAAACGAATATAGAATACTAACAGATGGTGTTAATATCAATGATGGATTTGTTATTAATATTGGAATTGATTTTGAAATAATAACTTATAAAAATTATAATAAAACCGAAGTTTTAGCAAACGCAATTACCGAACTAAAAAATTATTTTAGTATTGATAATTGGACATTTAATCAAACTATAAATTTAAGTGAGGTTGAGTTAATGATTGCAAATATAGAGGGTGTATCATCAGTACCAATGTTAAAAATAACAAATAAATGCGGTGGTAATTATTCAAATAATTCATATAATATAGATGCGGCAACTAAAAGTAAGGTAGTATATCCATCATTAGACCCATCGGTTTTTGAAGTTAAGTTTCCGGATTCAGATATTAAAGGAAGAGCAAAATAATGGCATACTATTTTTTAACAGCATCAAAAGATGCATCGGTTTATTTACAACAGCCTAACCAAAATACTGGGCTTGATGAAATATTAGAAATTAGTAAAGTCTATTATGGTAACATAAAAGATGTTGCTAGAAGTATAATTAAATTTGATGTTGGATTTTTATCATCATCAATTTCAACTGGTACAATTGGATTGGGTTCTGCTAATTTAATTTTAAGAGAAACTGAAAGTGAAGAACTTCCATTAGAATATACTATATATGCAAATCCACTTTCTGGAAGTTGGGATATGGGTATTGGTACACGATTTGATAATGTATCTACGGCTGGTGTAACTTGGAATTACAGAGAGGGTGATACTAAAAAAGACTGGTTAGAAAATAATCTTAATTTAGGAACTGATGCCAATCCAAATAATGGAACTGGTGGAACTTGGTGGACTGGTTATGGTGGTACTCAATCATATAGTTACCAAACAGCCGATATTAATATGGATGTTAAATCTATATTAAACGCATGGATGAGTAGTTCTATTCCAAATGATGGATTTTTATTAAGATATTCCGATGTGGTTGAAAATAATACTGAAGATTATGGAATACTTAAATTTTTTAGTAAAGAAACACATACTATATATCAACCTAAAATTAGTATTGGGTGGAATGACCAATCATTTGTAACAGCTTCATTGACTGCTTTGACTTCCGAAGATATTAAAGTTAGTATATCTAATCTAAAAAAAGAATATAAATTAGGTAGTACTGCAAAATTAAGAATATTAGCTAGAGAACTATATCCATTAAAAACTTTTACAAATACATTCGCTTATAATAGCGTTAAGTACTTACCACAAACAACATATTATCAGATAAAAGATTTTTCATCTGATGATGTAATAGTACCATTTTCGGACTATTCAAAAGTAAGTTGTGATTCAAACGGAAATTATATAAATTTAAATCTTTCAAATTGGGAGGCTAATAGAACATATAAAATAGAATTTAAAATTGAACAAAATGGTGGTGTTCAATATTTTGATAATAGTATAACATTTGATATAGTCAAATACTAAAAATGG